GAGATTAATGTTGATAGAAAAGAGCAAGGCACAATGTTTGGTACAAAGAAAGACCCCAAGAGTACAAACAAGGCACAGTTAAGAAAGAAGCTAGAGATACCCCTTTTTGTTGGGTGTGCCATAAGGATGTTGTACTCACATGACGAGTTACCAGCAGACAAAGAATTCTTTAATGCTATATGGAAAAGATACCCCATGTTTAGAATCGCTTCAAAGATTTGACTTCAGTGATAGAATAAGAAGGTATGCCAAACAATAGCAAAATCGCACTAGCGATGATATTAAAAGGCAATGAGCCCACAGAGGCAGTAGACAGATGTCTTTCAACAATAGCGAAGTGGGTAGACGGAATATTTTTAACAATCACAACCCCAGATGAAGGTGTAGCAGATATAGCAAAGAAATATGGCGCACACTACGAGATACTTCCATATAAATTTCACAAGAAGATAGACAAGAAGACACACAAGTGGCTCAAAGATTCATTCAAGTATGAACCCAAGGTTAAAGTGGGTGATCGTATTTTCCTGTTTGATAAAGCACGCAACTACAACTGGTCTAAAGTTGGTTCTGAGTATGAATGGATACTATGGATTGATGCAGATGATGTATTTAGGGTTGGAGAAGAGCTAAGAAATATAGTAGCCACAGCAGAAGAGAACAAAGCCGAGTCAGTATTTCTAAAATACATATACCAAGCGGTAATAGAGGATGGAAAGATAAAGGATATTGTCATTGAGCATTTAAGGGAACGCATAGTCAAGAACAACGGTGCATACAAATGGGTAGCACCTATACATGAAACGCTTATCGAGCAAAGACCGACCAAGAAGATACACGATAAGAGGTGCGATATATTACATTTAACAACTGACAGCAAGATGCGCAAAGCGATAGAGCGCAACATGAAGACTCTGGAATATTCTATTTACGATACAAAAGCCAAAGACCCAAGACCAATATATTATTTAGGCAAAGCATACTATGATTTAAGAGGTAAAGGGGACTTTGAAAAGGCACTTGGGCTATTCAAGATATACCTATATGGTGCAGATGAATATGATAACAACAACAAATCAGGATGGGGTGAAGAGCGATCACAATGCTGGGAATATGTAGCTGAGATATACAGGGCGCAAGGTAAAGTGGACTATGCTATATCAGCATGTATGAACGCCTTGAAAGAGAGTTATAGATTCCCTTCGATATATTTGAATTTAGGATTGTGTTATTTGGTAAAGAAGGATTGGGAAGCTGCATTACATTGGGTTAAACAGGCATTGAATGTCCCGCCACCTGATACATCGTTAGTTAATAATCCAAGAGATTTAAGGGCAAGAGCGCTAGAGATTACTTATCACGCGTCATTAAACTTATCTTTACTAGACGAGGCAAGGGCGGCTGCTGATAAGCTACTTGAAACCTTCCCTGGTGACGAAGAGATGACAAAGAGATCGCAACTAGCTCACACGCTAACACAGGAACGTGAAGCCACAAGGAGCATTGTGTTGTTATCAAAATATTTAGAAGCTATTGGCGAGGGCAATAAGCTCCGTATGTTGATAGGATCAGCACCATCTCCAATAGCCAACAATCCATTTTTAGTAGATTTACAGAAGAGGGTGTTCCCGCCAAAAGAGTGGGGAAATAACGAGATAGCAATATTATGTGGGCAAGGGTTCACTACCTGGAGTCCTAAGCTATTAGAGATGCCAGATCAATCATTTATAGGTGGAAGCGAAGAGGCGGTTATCTACTTGTCTAAGGAGCTAGCTGATTTAGGGTGGAAGGTTACAGTATATGCTGATCCTGGTGAAGACGAGGGCGAGCATGAGGGAGTGACCTACTTACCATATTACAAGTTCAATCCTCTTGACAGCTTTAACGTACTGGTTGCATGGAGAAACCCTCAGTTTGTTGATGGTGATATAAAGGCCAAGCAGGTGTACCTATGGGCACACGATATTTTAAATGCTTTAGATTTTACTGAAGAGAGGGTAGCGAAATGGACAAAGATATTTGTATTAAGCCCATGGCATAGAGAGAACATACCGAGCGTACCAGACGATAAAATAGTTATATCGGGGAATGGAATAACATTATGAGAAATCCATACAGATGCATATACACGTCAAGTTATGATAGAGGTTTAGAACACCTTTTAAAGATATGGCCTGATGTAAAGAAGGCAGTACCAAAAGCTGAGTTACATGTGTTTTATGGATGGATGCTGTTTGAGAGGTTTTACGGAGATAACCCAGAGCGTATGGCATGGATGAAGAAGATGAATGAGTTAATGGAGCAAGACGGTATAACGCATCATGGCAGGGTATCACAATCTGATGTAGCCAAAGAGATGGAAAAGAGCGGTGTATGGGCATATCCTACACATTTTGGTGAGATATCCTGTATAACTGCAATGAAGGCACAGGCATTGGGTTCTATACCAGTAATAATTGATTATGCAGCCTTAGAGACTACTGTAAAGTTTGGTGTAAAGGTCAAGGGTGATATATATGATAAAGAGACAAAGAAAAAATACACAGAAGAGCTGGTAGCAATATTAAAAAACCACAAGAAGCAAGAAGAGATACGCAAACCCATGATGAAATGGGCAAGGGAATATTACAAATGGTCAAATATAGCGAAACAATGGAGCGATTTATTTAAATCAGAAGATGGAAACAAACAGACCAAGGGATAACCAAGGAAGATTCACCGCAGACAGCAAGGATGAACGCAATATAACCAGATGTCCTGAGTGTGGCAAGATTATACCCATTGAAGACATAAGAGGAACTCACTTTTGTTCAAGGATATGTGAGACTAATTACAGGTACAGGATGAAGCACATGGACCCGATGACGGGCAATTTGCCTAACCCTAAAGATGTTAAGAAATGGTAAGGCTCAAGTTCAGGTTCAGGGGACAACAATACATATTATATTTGTTACCAACTATATCTAGGTACAACTGGGATCAATTTAGGCGAGGCATAAAATATTCTACTATAATATGGAAGGACTACGTTTATTGTGAGTATGATGGGAAGTTACGTTCCTTTTGGTTGTTCAATCTTGAACAGGGATATATAGGCAAAGATAGTTTATCTAGATCTGTAAACGTATGGAAAATAAAAAAGGTCTGGATGATATAATCAACGCTGCTTTCAAAGAACTTGAAACGCTAAGTATTGAGACAATACTATCTGACTTAAAAGACTGTAGCGAAGGTGGTTTGCGAGATGTGCTTGACACTAAGAACAGTCAATATTATCAGTGGTTAGCAGCATTAATGCGTACATATAAGCCGCGACAAATTGTCGAATTAGGTGGAGCGATGGGAGTATCAGCGTTGTGTATGCTGAGCCAGTTACCAGTAGATGCTAAGTTGTACAGCATAACACTAGAAGAGGAAAGCAAAGAATTCTCATTTATCAAGACAGAATATCCACAACTAACAAAAATAATAGGCGATGATAGCGATTTGAGTCTATGGCCTAAAGATTTAGACTGGAGTAAGACCGACTTGCTGTTCATAGACGGAGAGCATACATCAGAGGCTGTGAGACGCGAGCTAAAGGATTATTTACCGAAAGTGGGTAAAGACACGCTAGTGCTACTAGATGACATTAAAATGCCTGAGATTTGGCCTGTGTGGCTTGAGATAGAAAACGATAAAATAGACATAAGTGTATTGCATCATAGTGGATTTGGTTGTTTAGTAACATGATATACATATCAAGAACATTATTACCGACGATGAGTCTAGGGGTATAGCCAATACGGGATTATATTTGGTACACTTAAAACATGCTGACATGACAGCACAGAGGCACTTCGGGCCATACCTACGCGACTTTGATACTGGGTTGCTTGAAGTTGGCATAGGAGAGAAGGAATTAATACCGGCAGAAATAAGGGGGGAATTATGAAGCTAGATTTGATTTGGTACTTCGATCAAGCTAAAGAGATATGGCCTAACTATCGTGATGGTGTTAGAGCAGCGATGGAAGAGCTTGAAAGACGCGGACACACTGTAAGGTGGCATTTAGGCACTGATGTAAAGATAGAGGATGATTCAGACTTCATATTAAATTGGGACAACTCCACAAGCCAATTCATTGGTGAATTTCACAAGTACCCTAACATCCGCAAAGGATTGATATTAACAACAGAGCTAGGGCTAAACATAGAGAGTTTAAAGAACTATGATGTTGTGTTTGCTGAATCAGATTATGTGGCAAGTCTCATAAAGCCACATGGCGTAAGGGTTATAACAGCATTTGGAACTGATACTAATTTCTTTTCCCCGCATAGCATAAAAACACCCAAAGATTACAAGGCTTTTTACCCTTCAACATTTAGCCCATGGAAAAGGCAAGACGTTTTTGCTGATCTGTATGGTGATAAAGGATTATGTTTAGGTACTATCCAGCCAGACGGTTGGGATATATTAAGGCATACAGTCGAGAAAGGCACAAATGTATATATCGGATATCTACCAGTTGAAAGGGTGCGGGAATTCTACAGGAATTGTGAGATGGTACATATAACGGGATATGAAGGAAGCGGGCGCACGGTAATTGAAGCTTTAAGCATGGATATGCCTGTAGAGGCCTCACCTGACAATCAGAAATGCCAATGCTATTTAGCAGAGTTTAAAGCGTCTGGTATGGGAGCTAGGGAGTTTGCAATAGCTTATTACAGCGCGCAAGGGTACGCAGATAGTTTAATGAAAGGAATAGATGGTTAAGTTATCAGTAGTAATACCGTGCTATTTAATCAAGCCAGAGCTAGTTGATTTAACAAAGAGTGCGATATACTCATTTAGGCAGGCGGAGTTACCTGAATGGGAGTTGGTACTCGTTGATGATGGGTCGTTGTTAGGGTCGGGGTATCTAAAAGAAGAGGCCGACACATACATACATCACAAAAAGAATCAGGGGTTTATCAAGACGGTTAATGATGGGATAAACCTAGCGAGGGGTGAGTTGGTTGCAGTAGCAAATAATGATATACGGGTAGCACCAAATTTTTATGATGTTGCGAGAGATATTTTAGAAGACCCACAAATTGTATCGGTACATCCAAGAATGTTATTTTACGATGACCCCATCGAATATGGTATAGACACTCATGCAACGGGTAAAGAGCGTTGGTGTCAATCGTCATTTTTTATATTAAAAGGCAAGCACTTATTCCCTGAAAATTATCAGGGTACAGGTGGGGCATACGAAGATTGGCGATACTGGACTGATTTGAGGGATAACGAGGGGTATAAAACGGCGTACACAACAAAGACATGTTTCCAGCACAAAGATTCTTCTACAACGCAGATAGTTGGTGAAAAGACAAAACATCATAAAGATAACGCCGAGGTATTCAAAGATGAGTTTGGGGATTACCCAGAGAATTATTTTGCTAAGAGATATCCCGAGCAGATGAGGGTTAATTGGCGTGACGAGTTTATGAAAATATGATAATACTTAATAATAGTGTGTTTTACGATATGCCCAAAACAGGTGGGTCGTGGGTATCAGAGGGACTCATGGCTTATGCCAATGGTGAGTTTATAGTTGGAACATCTCACCAGCCGCCTGATAACCTTGCAGTTTATTCTTTTACGTTCATTTGAAAGGTTTTATGCAGATATCAGTAATAACGCCTAGTATCAGGCACGAAGGATTGCCTATTGTTGAGAAAGCGCTCAAACGTCAAGGCACGGAGTTTGAATGGCTCGTAGGGTCTCCTGAGCGACCGGAGAACCTTACAATGCCGTTTACATGGGTACAAGACCCTCCCAGGCTTAAAACCGACTATTGGGGTCTTTTTAAGTCATATAATGCATTATTAAAAGAGTGTAAGGGCGAGTTGGTGGTATCAATCCAAGATCACACGTTTTTTGATCCTGATGCACTAGGCAAGTTTTGGTATCACTATCAAGAAGAACCCAAGACATTGGTTACGGGTGTAGGGAATAAATATTCTAGTGATACATGGGCGACTAAAACGTGGCAGGATCCCCGCGAGAGAGATGATAGTGGATCATATTATCAGTGTTCGCATAGGGATATGGAGTTTAATTTTTGCTCGGTGCCACTAAAGGCATTTTATGCTGTAGGTGGATTTGACGAATATCTTGACAGGTTTTCGTCGATATGCGGGTTAGATGTAGTAACGAGACTAGAAGCGATAGGCGGGTGGGATTTCAAGATTGACCAGACAAACAAGAGCTATAGCACGGAACACGGAAGGCCAGACGGATGGGAAGAAAACAACGCAATAAATGGGCCGTGGGGTGAGCGGTTAAAGCATTATATTGAGCATGGACCGGTACTGGATTATTTAAAGTAAATAGTATACAATCGAGTTAAGCTAAGAAGTTAGAGACTAACAGCCACCTTGCAATGGGTGGCTTTTTTTATGGCAGACAGAGTACCGTTAGAACAAACACAAGATGTACCAGTACAGCAAGACGCTCCAAGTGAGTCTAGGACTGATTTTGTTGACAAGAAGGGCATTACAGAAATGCAAGACTTAAAGACATTATCATTGGTGCTTGGATTTGACGGACACGGATTTAATGGTGACGATTCAAAAGCTGAAAGGATATATGCTTGGGCTAAGGATCGCGACGGAGATCCTCTAACATTTCTTAGCGATATTGTCAGGAAGCTTGGCATAACATCAACAAAAGGCAATTTGCTTAACAAGTTGCATGAATGGACAAGCCTTGATACAAGCATAAAATCTTTGACGCAAAGGAAATTAGTTTTGGAGAAATAGGATGTCGACGAATCATTTAGGAAACACGCAACCTGCAATAGATCAAGAAGAGCATACACATATAGGCGGGGTAGCGGGCAAGAAAACATTTGTAATAGATAATGCGGCTAACCAGATAACAGATTTCGGTGGTGAGAGGCCAAGGGCATTTTATCAGAACGTATCGCTAGTTTCAGGATATTCTTTTTATGGACTCGCGACACCAGGGAGCAACCCAACAACAAGCAATTTCAGAATATTAAGATCAGACACATTCACTGGCGGTGTATTGTATGCCGATGGTAGCACTACTTTTACTCATGCTTGGTCGTCGGCTAGTTTAGCTAGTATAAGTTATTCATAATATGTCAATAGAAACAAAAACATTACAAGAAAAGATAATAGCTTTAGCGGCCGCAAACTCTGATACGTCCAAGTATTATTCAGGTCAATTAATGGCACAATTTGGTACAACGCGGAAATCTGAGATACTAGGAATAATAGGAGATAATGGGCAACCATTTGAAAAACAGATCGATGATTATATTGACAGCTTGTAAGTAACGGGCTGTACTGATAGAATCAGATAGTAAAAAGGCAAACAAGTTAGAAACTAGAGCCACGATTTAGGTCGTGGCTTTTTTTATTGCCTGTATAAATGGTTAGATAATAATTGGAGATGATACATATTATGTCAAATACTATTAATTTAGACGCAGAAATAGGAGCAAACTTTATTGGCGATGATGCACAACCATCAATAACAATAAGTAATAGCTCAACAGGATCAGGTTTAGAGGTTCATAAACTAGCAGTAGCTTCATCAGCTTCAGTAGACAGCGTTAACATAGGAGGGCCTATATTAGCAGCATCAGCTACAGTAACTAACATGAACATTCACGGATCATCAGTAGCCAGTGGAGCGTTAATTGGACTCAAGGGGGATGCATTTATTTCCGCCTCAACTATTAACACAACCACGTCGGCAGTAGCAGGATTAGGAGCGATAAGAGTTGCAAGGTCTGACGGAACATTTGGGTGGATCCCAGTGTATCCTGATGGAGCAGTAACTACAGCAGCAGTATAAAAACATGGCAATTAATTTGACGGAAATACAAAAAAGAATAGCCAGTATCGTAGATCAGTCGCCTGACGCACCAACTGAGGGTGGAGACGACTGGAACCTACGTTTGCAATACATAAATCTCGCACAAAACAGGGCGTTTCAATTGTATGATTGGCAATTCCTGAACAAGGAATATAACACTCAGACAAGTACAAACACTGGCAACACGAGTATATCGTTACCAGGAGATTACCGTAAACTCGCTAGTTATCCGTACATATCTTATGACGGCACTAACACGAACGAGTTTGCTGAGATACGCGTGCAAGAGAGATCCAAGAAACTTACGAGTGATAAATTTGTGTATTTTTTGGGTAATGAATCAGATGGGCAAACGATGGTAATAAATTCAGGGAATAGCAATGGACAGTTGCCTAGTGGGGCAAGCATACGAATTCCATACTACTCGGCTGGATCATCACTAATAAGCGGGTGTGATGTGTCAATGATACCTAACGCAGATTATTTAGTTACTAGCGGTGTAGCGACGTTATGGGAAGCCAGAGAAGATGAAAGGTTCCCACAAGCCAAAGCAGAAGCCGAGAGGATATTACAGCGATTACTTGAACGTGAGAATGTGTTTAGCGAGGCTAACAATGATGCTTCACAGGTAAGAACAGTAGAAGAAACTAAATATAACTTTAGACTAGGGAGGAACTGACATGCCAACTTTTGATTTAAGAGTACCTAAGTATAAAAAATCAAAACCCGAAGTTGCTGACTGGAACAACTTTAGAAAAGGGCTTAACACTTTATTAAAGGATACTGAAATTGAGCCTGACGAATTATCACAAGCAGACAACATTGTATTAATAGGTAAAGGAGTTCCCACAAAAAGGTGGGGTTACAAAACATATTTTCAAGCAGGGGCAGCAGCACAGGTTAGAGGATTAGCTGGATACTACAAGGTTGATGGCACGAACGAACTATTATCAGTTACTGATGCTGGTTTTTTAAATATTAAAAGTGGTGCAAGCTACGCAAGAAAAGCTGGGGTATCTTGGGCATCAGGATACAACATAGAGATGGCGCAACTAGATGACCGGATGTATATAGTAGGCGGCAACAGGGAGATGGCACGATATTCCTCGCCAACACTTGTAGGGTTCCCAACAATAGCAACACCCACTAACTTGTTTGCAACACAAATAAGCGGGGCGAGTGGAACTAATGTATACAGTTATAGAGTAGCTGCAAAAACTGATGTAGGTGAAACACTAGCCAGCACAGCTTACGCAGTATCGAGCCAGCCACAAGATCTTGAGAGTGGAACAATTAGGCTAGGATGGAGTGGAGTAAGCACAGCCAGCATAATATTAAAAGGATACAGCATCTACGGCCGTGACGAGGGCGATGAGAGGTTTTTAGGATCAGTTGGGGCAGACACCACAGATTACTATGATGATGGCGCATCGATCCCCTCAGAGTTCACATACACACAAACAGCAGATTCAACTGGTGGGTTATCTGCAAAGTATATTAAAAGATTCCAAGACAGGTTAATTTTTGCTGGAATAGCAGGGGAGCCTAGCAAGGTTGTAATAGGTGGCAGGGTACCGTTACATGAAAGGCTTGACATTGCAAGTGGAGGTAACTTCATAAGGATTGAGCCTGACGCTGGGGATGACATAACAGGTATATCGACATTTGGTAGTAGGATAATAGTTTTCAAAGAACGTAGTATATGGGAAATAAATTTAAGCACGTTAAGCGTGGGAAACTACACAATAACCCATCCGGTAGCGAAACTTATTACGATGAGTCATGGATGTGTAGCACCAAGAAGCATAGTTGCAGTAG